GAGATGCTAAGCTGTTTGATCAGTCAGTGCTGGAATTATTCGTGAATTTGTATTATTCTTCGATGTTAATTTATTATGATCCAAACTCCCCAGATATGCCTTTTTTTGAGAAAGTCACCAAATTTTTGTTGAGGAATATAATTCAACGAATTACAAGGGTTTTCGGTAGAATATGGGCGATAATTAAGGGTGGAGTTCCATCAGGTGCGTTTAACACTTCGCATATGGATTCGTGGATAGAAGCGCTTTATTTCTTTCTTTTTTGTGTTCATGTGATAATGACAGCCCCAATGGAGGATCAAGAGCATTTGGAAGAAGTTTTCTCCAAGATGTTTTTTGTAGACTACGGAGATGACTTCTTGTACAATAAATCGGAGGACTCAAAGGCTTCGCATTATTTCTCTGGAACGGCTTTTGCAAAATTTATGTTGCAGTATTTTAATGTAACAGTTCGAGATTTGAAAGATGGAGTTCCTTTTTGTTCGATAGCGAAAGATGGTCGTATAACTGTTTGGGGAGCGACTTTTTTGAAGCATCAACATGTTTTGAATCCGGTAAAGGGCAATGGACAAGCCTTGTTTCTTCCGTTCAGGGAATCTAGGGAGTTTATAATTCGAGCAGTATATGGAAGAGTGACACGATTAAGAGATGAAATAGATGTTATGCTCTCGTTAGTAGGACATGCTTACGGTACATATGCGTCGAATCGAGATGCGTACGATAGAATGTTCCTTTTTTATTCGGAGTTATTACAACGAATTCCAAAAGTAGATCTGTTGAATTTGCGAGAGCATATGTTGATTCGGTTCTCAACAGATGACTTGAAGAAAATTAGACAGTCAGGACTAACTCCAGAGAACTTGGTGTCGGGATTTCCGACATGGGAAACATTGGTAGACAAGAATGTCGTAGATTGGGAGTATCAGGACATCAGTCGAGGGTCAGAGGACATGAGATGGCAATATGATATGGATAATGGATTGGAAGGAGAATGGCTCGACTTCGATTAAGTGGGTTAGCGGGGAGAAAGGCCCGCTAAAGAAAATTACCTTTTTATTTTTTCAGGGGCGGAAAACCACCACGGGTGTCGGTG